TAACAGGAGTGATAGCGTCGTGCGTGTATGTCAGCTGACCTCCGTCCGTCGTGTCAAACGGGTCTTCGAGAGACACGGCCGAGTCGGCGATGTACGGGCCAGGAACCTTGATGTTCTCTGGCTGTACAAACACAGCGTAGTGGTGAGCCACAACACCATTCTTGTCTTCCATGGGCTTCTTGCGGCCCAATGCACGACGTATGGTGTACGCGAGTTCGTAAGTGCTTTCCTTGTACTTAACATCCTCGTATCCGCCACCCTCGATGTCTGCGGTCATCTTGTCGCCTTTTGTCGGGGTTAGTTGCGTAGTGCCGTCTTTTGGTATCGGCAACTTTATCCATTTTGCGCCATCTTCTTCAATATCCTTGATGATGACATTGCACTTGCCCCATCCGATTGGTTTTGTCGTTGATGCCATAATTCTAAAATTTAATCGTTAATAACTTGATATAGGAGCTTGTTGTTTATAACATGCTCGCCTGTGTCTATCTCAATGACGCGCTGGCATTGCGAGCCGCCGTTATCTCCGTTCCCAGTCCTAATGGAAAGGCGGAAATCCTCGCCTCTTACGTTGTCAAATAAGTCAAGGCATAGTTGGCATAGCCTCTCAACCCTTTCACGGCTCTCCTCATACTGCCCGTCAACATTATCGTCTTTGACGTACACGTTGACGTTCACATACGCTTCCTGCCTTTGAGCCATTTGGTTGGCAAGGACAGATATTACGATGTCCTCGGAAGTAGAGCCGTGCGGTCTCTTCGTCGTTTTCACCACCCCAGACACTTCCTGCGCAAGTGCTGACTTGATGACTATATCGTAAACATCGTCCTTGATATTCCCGTCCGACTTCATATTTTCAGCTTGTTTATTTTCTTGGCGGCATCGTCCATGGCTCTCTTCAGTCTCTCGTCAACAACTGACTTAGCCCAAAGTTCCGTGGATGCAAGCACATCCTTTGATTCAATAGCTTCTACATATTCAGCATAGTTCATTCCTGCTACCACCACAAGCGCAAAGACTTTTGAGTATTCCTTCGCAAGGTCTGCGACCATTTTCTTGCCCTCGGCAGAACCAGTCGCACCAGTGCCACTAACAGCGGCAAAAGCAGATTCTATTTTCTTCTTGCCATATTCATAGATGGCATAACCAATAGAGCTGCGGAGGTTTGAGGTGTGGTCAATCCAGCTTTCTTCAAAAGACCTGTCCCGTATCCTTACGACACATTCTTCTCCGAGCTTGGCAAAGGCTGTGAAGATGTTGTCAAACAATATCTGATGCGCTTTCTTGAAGAAAGCATCAATAGAGCTGACTTCGGTCTTTTGCCTTATACCCATATCTTGCACTGGAGCTGGTAACGGTGGAAGCCCTTGACGGTGAACTCTCGCACGTCATTCTCGTTGCAGTACGCCTTTATGCGGATTCTGTCTCCATACTTGAAGTCCTTGCACCAAATTGGCAGGTTGTATAACGTATAGGAATACGTCTCAACTTGCCCGTCTGGTATGGTAATCGTGTTGGCCTTTCCTGCTGGCACACAGTCGCACTTGCAGTAATCGTCAACCCAACCGCCTTCAGCGACTTTCTTGTTTCCTCCTTTGCCGTCGTCTGCCCAAATGTCAGGCTGGTAATATCCGAAACTGTGCGCCGAGAAATCCAGTACCGCCATAACTATCCTTATATGTAAACCATCGGCTGTCCGAGGTCAAGCTCGTCCTCGCCGATGGAGCTGTAAAGAGAATTTATCAAGGAGAGCAACCTTTTGTCCTTGTCTGTCAATAGCGATATACTCTTATCAGACTCGGAGAGGTTGAGACCTTGAACAAGCACATTCCTCAAACAATCAGCGAAAGCCCCTATAAACTCATTAGACTTTGCAACGTCCGTGGTGTATTCTTCATCTCCACTCAGTCCACGGTCAATGAGAGCGACATCAACATATCCGTGTAAGGGATAGTTCACTTTTCTTATAAGGGCTTCCCTGACTGTCATAATGTTATGCTTATATTCTTTTCACCTTTTATTCAGTAACTGGAGTGAGAGCTGCGTACAATGCGGCCTCTTCCTCATCGCTCAATGAGTTCACTGCCTTTATCACAGTAGCGTCAGTTGCATTTGACTTGACATTCTTGCCGAGGACTTTCAACTGTGCAATAACATCAGTCTTCTTGTACTTCTTCCCATTAATGGTCGTGTACTCGTCCGCGGTGTCCGCGGTTTCAGCCGTCTCGTCAAGCTCTACATTGTTGGTGATGTCAAGCATATAAATTTGGTCAACATCCTCAATGACAGGCAGAACAAGTGCCTGACCGCTGGTGAACTCCTGTAGTGACGGGTCGTTCTTTGAATACTTCGAGATGAGTTTGTACTCGTCAACAATGGCGTACTTGACACCATCAACATGGTTGGTGGCTTCTGCAAGCGTCCCCCATACCAAAGAACCAATTTCCTCTGAGCAGATAAAGATGACGTGGTCTGCGTTCCACGGTTTATCGGACTTTTGCTTGCCGTTCTTCTCTAATATAACAGTTCTGTCAATGACCTCTACAGTTGCGCCCCATTCATCCTCAAAGGCGGCGTTGAAGTTCTTGGACGACGGCACTGGCAGCTTCGTGTCGCTGTCATACGTCTTGCCTTCAGCGTCGGCGACGAACTCCTTAGCCCATTGCATCTTGCGCATGGCGTTGTATGTGGACTTGGCGATAAGCATCTTAACGATGGTGTTGCCGTCCTTGTCAGCCTTCGCAAAGACATTGTCGATGTCATCGCGCTCAATCTGGTCTTTTGTCTCAACGCCAAAGGCGTTCTCGGCAAGATAGCCGTAATTGAAACGCAATGCGGTTCCAGTGTTGTCCTCGTCTGGGACAAGTATGATGCCGTTAGAAAGACCTGTCAGGAAGTTCCACTCGTTCTTCTCGTCAATTCCTACGGAACAAGCAACGCCATCATCGACAAGACGAGTGAGGATGCGGTTCTTCTCAGCCTTCTTCGCTTCGTCAGTGGTGGCGGTCGCCAAGTGGGCTTTCATGATGTTGATACTGTTAATGTCTGTCTCAAACAATATCTTCTTCATACCAATCTTTGGCAACTTTCCATTTGAGGTTGCGATAGAACCACGTTTCTTGATTGGCAGCGGAGAGTCCATGGCCACGATGTCGGCAGCGACATAGGTAGTCTTCGCTGACGTTCCCTCCCATTTCTGGTCTGCCGAATACACCTTGCGCAACATTGTCTTGTGGAGATATGTACGTTTATTTGGTACGACTCTCTCCTTTACATAAAGAGCCAGCTTGGGCCATATACTCTTTATGAATTGTACAAATAACGATTCGTTCATAACTTGAAATTTTAATCGTGTTCAAAAATAAGTTTAGGGAGGGCTGTCTTAATAGCAGTCTTCATATCGCTCGTGAGAGGATAAGGCATCGCTATGTCATTGACACGCCCGTCATCCATAATGCCGACAAAAGGCTCTTCTTTAGGCTTGCTGCGCACAACAACGCCTGCGTATTCGTATTTGTCGGGAAGAGTTCCGTAAGCCCCATCTGAAACAGGCATAGGCTTATAGGTATAGTTCTCACCGTCCTCGTCAAGGGCACGGATAACCACGTGTCCTGCTTGAATGACATCTTCGCTGAAATCCGTCATGTCGAGAGTGCGGCCTCCAATGATACCTCCTATATACTGGCGGATGACAACATCGTCATTGCCGAAGGTAACTTTCTTTGGGTCAGAACCCATTGTTGCTATTGCTCCCATTGCTTGAAATTTAAAAATTCAACATAAACGACTTAGCCTTGGGCGAGAGCCTTGACCTCATCGTCAGATAAAACATCATCATCATCGTTCACAACCTTTGGCGGCACGGCAGGAGGTGTGCCTAATCTTTCAAGTCCTTTGTTCGCCCTGTCTTGGTTCTCTTCGTCAATTTGGGACTGGACTTCCTCAAGATACTCGTCAAAGTCCTCTTCGTCCTTGAAAGACATTCTGGAGAATGATTTAAGGATGCGCTCTCCGAACTTGCCTGTGCTTTTCGTCAAGGCTTCAACCCTACTTCTGCGGGTCTTGGCGATGTTCCCTGCTTTCAACTCTGAAATTTCCGACTTCAACCCTTTAATGGTTTCGGCTAAGGATTTCATCATCTCAGCAACCTCGGACTCGCCATTCTTTTTTTCAACATCATTTTTCTTCTTAGACTGAGGCGCAGGGATAACTTCTTCACCGTCATTCCCTTCACCGCCATCTTGAACAGGATGAGCGTCTTTGTACGCTTGCACTTGTCGGTCTGCTGCAGACTGACTGACCTCAAGGAATGGGAGAGCGTTGCCAACAGCCTCCTCTATGGCTTCGTTGATTTCATCGTCAGTTGCGTCATCTTCGAGTGTCAGTTTATCGGCAATCTTGGCGGCGATACCCTTCAACTCGTTACGGCTGAACCCAAACGACCTGCACTTTGTTTTCAGCACCTCAAATACTTTTCTCTGATGTTTTTTCATTGCTATGGTGTTTACGAAATATGGTCTGCGAGCGGAGCACCTGCAGACCACATCGGTAGAACTACACCGAAAGAGCAATGTCAAATCATCCGAACAGTCCTGCCACGTGCATCTTCACACGCTTTCTATGCAAAAATAGTTAATTTAATTTGTATAGCAATTACATATGAAATATTTAACATCCGCGAACAAACAAAAGCCCATCTTTTTAACAATTTCAGCAAGTTCTTTAGTACCTTTGCCGAAAAAGAGCAATGGATTTCAAAGAGGATTTGCAAAATTTAGCGGCAAAGATAGAGAACCAAAGGACGGCGATAAAAACAGAGGAAGGAACAAAGAACGCATTTATAATGCCAATGCTTCACTCTTTGGGATATGACGTGTTCAATCCTATGGAGGTTGAGCCGGAAATGGACTGCGACCTTACAAACCACGGCGACAAGGTGGACTATGCCATACGGATTAACGGAGAGGTGGCGATGCTCGTTGAATGTAAGCACTGGCGGCAAAACCTAAGCCTCCATAGCACGCAACTGAAGAAATATTTTGTCGCATCAAATGCGAAATTCGGAATACTCACAAACGGCATACGCTATCAATTCTATACAGACACGGAAAGGCAAAACTTAATGGACGATATTCCTTTCCTTGACATTAACATTCTCGACATTTCGCAACAGGAAATGGATTTTTTGCTGAAATTCCATAAATCTAATTTCAACAAAAATGAAATTATAAATTCCATAAACAAGAGCAAATCCTATTCTTCATTTAAGCAGGCGGTTTTAGACGAGCTGCGTTCTCCGTCTGATGATTTGACAAGACATTTTGTCAAATCTGTTTTCGGGACGGTGGCGCAAGGAGTTGTCAAGGAATACAAACCATTATTGCAGCAAGCGATACAAGATTATTTTTCCACGAAGGCTCATGCCGTTACAACTGAGGCGATAAGGGAAGAAGAGCATATCGAAAAGCCTTATTTAGACGCATATAAGCTCATTAAAAATATTATTGAGGGAATTATAAGGAATGACGAAGAAGTCCTATATTTCCAAACGCAATCATACTTTAGCGTCGGATTGTGCACAAAGTGGTGGTGGATATGCAGGATGCGCCAAAAGAACAACAACTTGCAAGTGTATTTTAACCATGGCAGGGGGAACAGCGGAAATTGGATAGACATTGCATCTGCGAAAGAGATGAACAACTATTCCGAGGAAATCAAGGCATCTTATGGTGTAGTGTCGCAATCGTTGCATGACTTCAGAAATAGACATTAAAAAAGAGACCTCCGCTGAGGTCTCCAGCAAAACAAAATTAATAACCAC